ATTTTCTCTAGTTCATCTGGTGTTAAGTTTGGAAACTCTTGTTTAAGATCAGCTAAGCTAATTCTTTTAACCTCACCAACGTACCATATATCTTCAAAGTTAGGATCTTCAGTGTATGAATATACTAATCTAGCTGGATCAACATAATCCACTGTAATACCTTCTGCTTTATTAAAGTTTGTTTTAGTACAGCCTATACCTAAAACAACTAAGTCTTGGTTTATTCTTCTTCTAGTTAGCTCGTATCTATTCCTATCTAAAGTATCGTTTATTAATTCTTCCTCAGCTATTTCAACAGATTGCTTATAATCAAGCTGCATATGTAATTCTAACTCTTCTTGATTTTGAGGTAAATCTTCTGGGTTTTCTGTAGAATACATATTCAAACCTAGAGTTTGTTGTATATTTTCTAAATACTCTTTAGTCTCTATGTCTCTTAATATTCTATTAGCATACTCTGTTCTTTGCTTTAACGATTCAGGATCTTGGGCATAAGCTTTTATCTCATATAGCTTTTCAGACATGCCGTTTACAACTATATCTACAAATTTAGGTATTACAGGTACAGGCTTCCAGTCTAAGTTAAGATAAGACAAATCACCATTTATAGCTAATTCATCTTTATACTTTTGAACAGCTTGTTCTCCTCTAGCGTATAACCTTAGGTTTCTAAAATTATTAAAGTTAGTAGAGTATCTATTACCTAAACCAGTTCTAGTCCCACTGAACCACTCACTTTCTATAGCTTTGCCAACTTGCATACCATAATCGTAGCTTGACTTTACTTCATCAGGAACAACTTGATCTGGAAAAATACTATTACTATCAGTTACAACCATTTATTTTATTATTTGTGAAAAACTTCCTTCGTTATTATATCTTTTAATACCTAGATTTACATTTTTTACTGTTCTATCTGCCACTGGTTTGTATAAATTTTTATTACAAGCCATTATAGCTAATCCAGAACTTATTGTAGCATCGTGCTTTGTTCTATTGTTTATGTTAAACTTTGCCCAGTCTTCTAGGGTTTTTTGGAAATACATATCTCCATATTCATTTTCTTTTAATCCTACATATGTTTCTATATAAGACTCTACAGCAGCAGCATGTGCTTGTTTAATATCTTCACTTGAATTAGGTATTCCACCTATTTCTTTTTCAGTAGTAGAGAGTTTGTTCCATATTTTATCAGGACGATTCATTGAAAAACCTCTATAACCTCTACGCTTTAAATAATACAGAAACCTAGGTTTGTTATTTTCAGCTAGTATGGGTAAACCATAAAACACCATTGCCATAAGTACATCTTCA